GAAGTTGTAAAAGAACTATCTGGGAATATAACTATAAAATACTATCCAACAAAGGGTGCAACAATAAATACTATAGCATCACACATTGAAAAATATAAAATTTTAGGTAAAAAACCTGATTTGATTTTAATAGATTATGCTGATCTTCTTAGAGGAACAGGCCTGTCAAACAGAGAACTTCGACATGAATTAGGAAACATATATGAAGAAATGAGAGGTATGGCAGGTGAATATGAAATACCCGTATGGACAGCATCTCAAGCAAATAGATCAGCACTAAATGAAGATGTAATTCAAGCAGACAAAATTGCAGAATCATATTCTAAGATTATGACAGCAGATTTTGTAATGTCATTAAGTAGAAAACTAGAAGATAAGGCGAATGGAACTGGTAGAATACACGTTATTAAAAACAGATTTGGACCAGATGGAATAACATATCCAAGTAAAATTAACACTAACAATGGTAATTTTGAGATATTTGACCAACACTCAGTACAGGGAGCAGACATAAAACAAGGTATGGATGACAGTGAAAACACAATTAGAAAGATGTTAAAACAAAAAATGCAAGAACTAAGCACAAACCAAAAGTAGATTATATTTATACTTACACACATCTAAATAAATAGGAGAGACAATAGTTATGGAACTATCAAATGAGATATTATCAAACATTACGGTTTATATGAAGTACGCTAAATATAATCAAGAGTTAAATAGACGAGAGACATGGGCAGAGTTGGTAGATAGGAACAAGGCCATGCATATTAAACACTATCCAAAGTTAGAACAGGAAATCGAGGAAAAATATAAATTTGTATACGATAAGAAAATTTTACCATCTATGCGTAGTCTACAATTTGGTGGAAAACCAATTGAGATAAGTCCAAATAGAGTTTATAATTGTGCATATCTTCCAATAGACCATATTGACGCATTCAGTGAAACAATGTTTTTGTTGTTAGGTGGCACAGGTGTTGGATATTCAGTACAAAAACACCATGTTGAAAAATTACCGGTGATAAACAAGCCCTTTCCAAAAAGAAAAAGAAGATTTTTAGTCGGCGATTCAATAGAAGGCTGGGCAGATTCAATTAAAGTTCTAATGAAATCATACATGAATGGAGGTGGCAGCAGAATAGATTTTGACTATTCAGACGTTCGGCCAAAAGGCGCAATGCTAGTAACAAGCGGCGGAAAAGCACCAGGACCACAACCACTAAAAGAATGTATATTAAAGATTACGGGAATGTTGGATTCAAAGGAAACAGGTGAAAAACTAACAACATTGGAGGCTCATGATATAGTATGCCACGTAGCAGATGCAGTTTTAGCTGGAGGTATTAGAAGAGCGGCACTCATAAGTTTATTCAACGCGGATGATGATGCTATGATATCATGCAAGTCTGGTAATTGGTGGGAATTGAATCCACAACGAGGTAGAGCCAATAATTCTGCTTGTCTAATGAGACATAAAATAACTAAAGATTTTTTTATGGATTTATGGGAAAGAGTAAAATTATCTGGAGCAGGAGAGCCTGGTATTTATTTTAACAATGACAAAGATTGGGGAACTAATCCGTGTTGTGAAATTGCATTAAGACCTTTTCAATTTTGCAATCTATGCGAGGTAAATGCAAGCGATATAGAATCACAAGAAGACTTAAATGAAAGAGTAAAGGCTGCCGCATTTGTAGGAACACTTCAAGCTGGATATACAAATTTCCATTATCTTAGAGATATATGGAGAGAAACTACTGAGAAGGATGCTCTTATCGGCGTTAGTATGACTGGTATTGGTAGTGGAGCCGTTTTAGGATATGACACAAAGAAAGCCGCTAGTATTGTTAAACGTGAAAACACTCGAGTTTCTAAGATAATTGGAACAAATCAATCCGCTAGATGCACGACAGTGAAACCTGCAGGAACTACATCATTAGTATTAGGTACAAGTTCTGGTATTCATGCATGGCATAATGATTATTACGTACGTAGGATTAGAGTTGGTAAAAACGAATCAATATACCAGCATTTATTGCTGAATCATCCCGAACTAGTAGAAGATGAATATTTCAGACCGCACGATACTGCAGTAATTTCAGTTCCACAGAAGGCGCCATCAGGGTCAATCTTACGGACAGAATCACCATTCCAATTATTAGAGCGAGTTAAGAAAGTAGCTACAGAATGGGTAAAACCAGGCCATAGAGCCGGTTCAAATAGCCATAATGTTTCTGCAACAATATCACTAAAGGACGATGATTGGGAATTGGCTGGAGAATGGATGTGGGAAAATAGAACACATTATAATGGACTATCGGTATTACCGCATGATGGAGGATCATACATACAAGCGCCATTTGAAGATATAACGAAGAAAAAATATGAAGAATTGATGAAATCGCTTACAAACGTTGATTTGTCAACGGTTTTAGAAGTGGAAGACAATACAAATTTATCTGGAGAACTAGCATGTGCAGGAGGTAGTTGTGAAATTACATAGTGATTGGATATATCAATTGTATATCAATGAAATGTTTATGAAAAATAAAGATTATTATTGGGAAAAAGGTAACATGGTAATGACAGAAAAATACCACCTTGAAAGAGGAAATTGTTGTAAAAGCGGTTGCAGACACTGTCCATATAAAAATAAGGATTAAAAAGTTTTAATAAGTCAAAAAGTTTTATTATATTAAATAGTTATGAATACATTCAAAAATCTACATGAATGCTTCTTGTCTGAATTACAGGCAATAACGCATTTTGGACAATATGTCAATAGTAATGGCAGCTCTCAAACAGAATTACTGTTTCGGTCTATGTGTATAACTGACCCAACAAAATTATCAATATCAATTCCTGCTAGAAAATTTAATCCAAATTATTCTCTTATGGAATTTTTGTGGTATCTTTCTGGAAATAAAAAAACAAATAATATTGGGAAATGTGCAAACATTTGGTTAAAAATAAAAGATGAACAGGAAGAAGTAGAATCTAATTATGGCACATATATTCTTGGAAAACAGTGGGATTGGGCTATCAACGAACTTATTGCAGATAACGATTCTAGACGAGCTACAATAGTCATACACCAACCATACCACAAAACACTGAATCCTAAAGATTTGCCATGTACACAGTATATTCAGTTTTTTATTAGAGATAATAAATTACATATGGGAGTAAATATGCGTTCAAACGACATTATTTTTGGATTTTGTAATGACATATATACATTTTCATTATTTCAACAACTAATGCTAAATGATTTGAATGAAGTTTTATCAACATGCGGACGAGAACTTGAACTAGGAAGCTATTATCATCATGCCGGAAGCTTACATTTATATGATACTCATTATGGGATGAGAGACCAAATCTTAAAAGAGTCAAATCATCCTATAGATGAAAAAGTTGCAAAAATGAAGGCAGGCGTAACAACAAACTATATTAAAACAAACAAGCTATTTATGCCAGTTGACGACATGTCTAAGCCAGAGTTAATAGCGTTCACAAACAAAAAAATGGAAAAATTATTCATATGAAAAAGAAAGAATCAATATTAAAACGAGCTGACGAAGTTGTAAACAACAGATCAGAAGAAAAAGAAAGACAATATGGACCTTTTAGCGAAGGTATGGAACGAGCTGCAAAAATAGCAAGCGGAATGACAGGAAAAGATTTTATTGCAGAAGATATTTACGCTGTTTTAGTATCGTTAAAACTGTCTAGACACTCATATAATTACAGAGAAGATAATCTATTAGATGCAGTGGCATATTTAGGCGGATTAGATAACTATATAAAGGGCAAAAAATGAAAATAAACGTATTAAAAATAGGAGCAAATATATCTGCAGCAAATGGCAGTTTATTAACAGATGAGGTACATGCAGTAATTAAAATGCTAGATAGATGTGGGCATGACGTACACTATTTTACCAAAAAAACTAGAAACTTTATACCTATTCCAGAAGGAACATTTCATGATATCGAAACAGTTGTAGATTCAGACTACACTGATTATGATGCTGTAGTAGTATTGAATGGTAACGTTAACTTTTATGGAGGATGTGAAGCTAGAGGCGATCTAATGACATACTCATTCATAAACAAATCAGACTGTCCAATATACTATGTGTTGACAGATTGGTTATTACCATTAACTCAACTATGGCCAGGAGTAGAGACTAAACAAGAAAAATATAATTGGGAAAGAACATATACTAGAGACCAATTAGAAATTACAAGGACAGATATAGTTATGATATCCCAGATATATGACATCGATGGACTAACGTTAATTCTAGATAAAAGAGGAGTTGAGTATGCTGATATTATATACTTCCCATTCCATGAGTATTTGGTACACGAATATGAACCAATGGACCTAGTACCACTAGAAGACAGATCATTAGACCTAGTATATGGCGGAACATTTAGATCAGGCCATAGGCAAGAAAAGATGATTAAGTACTATTTTGGATATCCTGAAGAATCTCCAATAGTTATGTTTGGAAATATAAAGGAAAAACACTTCAATAAGAATAAGGTTGGAGAATTATCATGGCCCAATTTTGGAAAACCAGTAAAGCATAGAGACTTCTTTAATGCATATCAACGCTCAGTTGCAACTGTCACAATAAGTGATAAAAAATATGAAAATGCAGCAATATCAAATAGAACAAATGAGGCTATTTTAGGAAACACGGTTTGTTTTATAGATAGAGAATATGATCCACAAATGAGAATTTTTAGAAATGATTTAACTAGAAGATTTTGTTATGTGGATAGTAGAGAGGAAGTGATGGAAAGATTGGCATTTTTGAAAAGTAATCCAATCGCATTTGAGAAGTTGATAAAAGAACAATATGACGACGTAAAAAGAGGATTGGACAAAAACCAATTCGCACAAACATTTGAACAAATTATTATAGGAGAATAAAATGAAGTTTACAAAAATTAGAGAAGTAAAAACACCAACAAGGGCAAACCATACAGACGCAGGCATAGATTTCTTTGTGCCAGAAGAATACATATTGACATATTTGAAACCAGGAGCTTCGGCTTTTATTCCATCTGGAATAAAGGTAAATGTTCCGGAAGGATATGCACTAATAGCGTTTAACAAGTCTGGAATAGCCGTTAAAAAGACTCTACATGTTGGAGCATGTGTTGTAGACCATGGTTACCAAGGAGAAGTACACATAAACCTAACAAATGTTGGAACAGAAGACCAAAAAATAGAAGCTGGAGATAAAATTGTACAATTTGTACTATTGCCATTAGCAAGTTCATATGTTGAAGAAGTATTACATGATGAACTATATGCTGAAAAATCAAATAGAGGCGAAGGTGGTTTCGGAAGCACAGGGACAAAATAATTGTTAATAACTTTTAGAAAATATATAGTAGATAGTTTTTGCATGTCAACATTATTTCTTATATTAGATATATAAAATAAAACGTATGAAAATAGCTAGAATATGCTCAGAATTTAATAAAGGTCCTTGGAAAATCCATCAATTTGGATATGACGAGGATGGTAATAGTGTTTCCAAAGTTAACAACTTTAAGGATTACTTCTACTATGCTGAAGAGCATCTTGACGATTTAATAGATTATAAGGGGTTTGAAGTAAGTGATGAGAAGATTGATAGTCTATATGGTGAACCAACTAGAAAGATTTATTACACATCTATAAAAAACGTTAGGGCAATATCTAAACGATATCCAGATAGAACATTTGAATCGGATGTACCACCAGAATTTAAGTATGTTATTGATAAAAAATTAGAATGGTCACACCACCGCCACATTATGTATTTTGACATTGAAACATGGTATGACCCAAATGATAATTCAGCAAATGATCCTGCAGTAGCAAGAATGCCAATAACATC